CCCGATCTCTCCGACCTCGGCCGTCACGTCCGACGAGAGCTTCGCAAACTCGTCGTCGGAGAGCGTGTCGAGCGGGATGCGCTCGTAGCCCTTTCGCAGTGGTTCGGGGAGGTGGCCATAGATCGCCTCGAGTGCTTGTCGTCGCCCCGTCGCCATCCGTTCTACGTCCTGCTTGTTCTGTCGGTCTTTGAGCTGTGCGACCTGCTCGATAAGCGCCGAAGCCCACGCAGGAACGTCGCCGTCCGCTTGTCCCTTGGGTGCGTTGTCGTTGCCCTTGCCCGTAGGCGCTGGCGGGGTGGTCGGCTTGCCCTCACGAAGCCCATACTTCGCTTCGTAGTTCGTCACCGCGGTTGTCGATGCCTCGGTGGCGCGGCTATCGCCGTAGCTCTCGATAACCTCGATGAGCTCGGGTGTAACTCCCTCGACCGCGGTCGTTACCAGCTCGGGCGTCGTGGCAGTCTTCGCCAGCTTGTCGGCTATCCTGCCCAAGATTGTGGCATTGCGTCCTGGGAACTTGGAGCGGAGTGCCTCGAGAATTTGCTCTTTCATACGTTGGATGATTAAAAGTTAAACCATTCAGTTTACATCCACAAATGTACTCTTTTCGGTGATACCTATGCCATTAAGTCGTTTATGTTGTGTGGAATATGCGTTTATATTAGTGTGTTATGGGTGTATTTCGAGTTGCCATTTATGCAAATAGTTAGCATGGGTATTTGTATAATCAAAATATAGTACTTATATTTGCAGTGAATATTTAACCAATCGGTTAAGTAAAGATCGAACGAAATAGTAACTCAAAAGCAACGACAACACAAATGGAACACATCGACGCCATTACTGCCGTACTTCGTGCCATCGACGCAGGTCAGCGCCCTATCCTCCTCGAGAGCTGGACGGGCGTTAAACACGAACTCTTCCCAATGACGCACGACTTCATTATCGCCAAGCTCGCACACCTCGAGCAGGTAGAGTGCGCACAGCCTCTCCCCGAGTGGGAGGGAACATTCCCCGAGGAAGGCGGGTACTACCACATCACGATGAGCGGACACGAGGGGCTTGTGCAAATCGCTATGCCCGCACCCACAACAGACGATGAAACAAGCACGGCACGGCAAGAAATACTAAGAGACATGACCCAGAAATCAACGTTACTAAGTGCTGTAGAAACATGCACAGAGTACATAGACAAGGTTATATCACTCACGGAGTCCCTAGGCAGTAGACTTACAGGGGATGCGGAGGTGACTAACGACGACATCAACTACCGCCTCAAGGGAGTAAAGTCGCTTCTCATCGACTTGCACATTGAGGTGGATAATATGCCAAGAGTCCGATGACACTAGAAGACCTCAAGAAGGAAGCCAGACCTCTATATCTAAGAAAGGAAGGCTCGATATATGAAACTATGATATGTGTTGGAAGATTGGCGTACATCGAGCAAGAGCGAAGCGGAAAATGGTGGAACTCCGTAACAAATAATCGATACGAAACAAAGGAGGACGCTATCAGAGCCCTCGAAGAGATCCACCTACGAAACCTAGCTAAACTCTTCGATCTCGACGAACAATAACTCTCACAGATATGCACAAGACAAGATCACCTACCAACCAAACAAGCAATAGGTAGAATATAATTGAACACGGACGGCGGGGAGCAGCTAACTATCATACCAGAATCGATAGTGCACTACAAGCACCGCTCCCCGCCTACCATGTGGACTCCAAAAACGACAAATATAGACACAATATGAAACTACTGTTTTTCGACCTCGAGACGACGGGTACTAACCCAGCTCGACACGGCATACATCAGATTAGCGGCATAGTCGAGATCGACGGTGTCGAGCAGGAGCGCTTCGACTTCAAGGTGCGCCCCAATCCCAAAGCCGAGATACTGGACGAGGCTCTCGCCGTCGATGGCGTCACCCGTGAGGAGATAGACGCCTACCCACCGATGGAAGAGGTCTATGGAAAGCTCGTCGCCCTACTCGCCCGTTACGTTAATAAGTACAACAAGACGGATAAGTTCTTCCTCGTGGGCTATAATAACGCCTCCTTTGACAACCAGTTCCTGCGGGGCTTCTTCCTACAAAACGGCGACAACTACTTCGGCTCGTGGTTCTGGTCGAACTCCGTCGACGTTATGGTGCTGGCGTCGCAGTACCTGCTCGCCGAGCGACCACTGATGCCGAACTTCAAGCTCTCGACCGTGGCAGCGCAGCTCGGCGTATCGGTCTCGGAGGACAAGCTCCACGACGCACTCTACGACGTCGACCTCACGCGCGACGCTTACCACATAATGATCGACGGGTGCGATGAGTAAGAGTGTCTACTACGCCTATGAGGTGCGCTTTCACGACGCTCCTGAGGGACACAGCGACCGCTCGCACTACTTCTTTTCGCTGGCCGCTATCTTCGACCACTTCACGCCGTCGGAGGTGGGCTGCTCGGTGCAGGCACTTTACAGGGCTGGTGTGAGAGAGGGTCGAAAGTACGAGGGGCGTCGGTGCGTGGTGCGCCGCTTTCAGATCTACCGAAAGCCACAGCGGGCGAGGGCATAGCCCCTGTGAGATATTTGCATAAGCGGAATGCTTAGCTTACCTTTGCAGCGAACGGGGAGATAATCTCGAAGAGTTACCTCAGACTGTATCTGATGTGCTAATTCTTGAGGTTATCTCCTTGTTCTCTTCCACTATACTGTAAAAACACAGCTTTCCACGCTCTTGGCGTACGATGATGAGCGAAGGTGTCCCCTGAATACTGGTGCGGAAGTAGTGGTATCTGAATGGACGCCCCTTAAAGTCCCCAGCATACCCGATATAGTCAGACCTTTTGATTAGCATCTCGATTTCTCTTATAGCGTCATTCTTCGCCATGTAGTTCTTGTGAGGCTGATTGATGGCTTCCTTCAGCCCACCCACCGTGAATGTGATGGGCTGGGCGAACTCGGGGCGAACAATTTCTTTCCCGACAAGCATCTTCTTCGCCCAGTCTAATATATCAATGCGTTGCTTCTTTATTTCTGCTTTCTGCGTCTTGATATGCCTGTCTGAATACTGAGAACTCCCAATGTGCTTAGGATTGTCCTTGATGAAATACGGCAAAGACTTCGCCCCCTCGATACGGCTTTTGTTCTCCTCCAGCCACGTATTGAAGCCCTCGGGGACGTCGACCACAGCATTAACGCTCCGCCCGTCAGTCGGCTCGCCTCGGAGTATGCGTTGCGTGTCGGCGGCCACCTCCTCGGGTGTCTTGAGGATGGGCGTTGTGTAGCATCGGCAGTTGGGGTGCCAGCCCGTGAATTTAAAGTCCTTCGGGTACTTGCCGACGAGGTCGTCGCACATGCAACGGAAGGGCTTGCCGTTGAGGGTGTGGTTGCCCGACAGATGCACCTCGATACCAACGACGAAGTCCAGCGCCTGCTGGCGTTCGTGGTCGGCCGTTCGGTAGGCGATATTCGTCTCCGTTGCGGCGAGGCGCAGGGCGTTCTTATAGCTCGATCTGTACACGCCCTGCCCAGGGTGATAGGCTTTGGCGCGTGCCGATAGTCGGAGCTGTCCGTGTTCGTCACGCACATGCCTAAATAGCTTGTTCGGCTCGCGTAGGAAGCCCTGCAGTGAGCGGGAGAGTTCGTCAGCGGATTTGCCCGCACGAATACCGATGTCAAGCCCCATTTCGATCTCGGCCTTAAACTGCTCGGTGTAGCGCCATACGCGGTCGCTAAGACCCAATCCCTTCTCCTTTCGTTTGATGAACGCCTCGCGCGCGTCCTCGTTGTTGCTTAGTAGTAGGCGCTTCCGCTCCTCGGGCATCGCTTCGAGGCTCTTGCCGTAGACGCGCTTTACGAGGGCGTCGGTCTTGTTGTTTGCGAGCGTCCACTCGGCGCGCACGCCCTGCTCGCGCAGGATCGCGATCCGCGGCCGCGCGCCGGCGGCAATGAACGGCGCGGCGATGTCTTCCGCCGCATCGTAGGTCAGCGCCACTGACAGCCCCGGGTCGCTCTCATCGAGAATGCGGTCATACGCCTGCCGCGCGCATTCCGGGTTGTCGCGCAGCGACTGCATGTGGAAGCTGGTTTCCGAC